GGTTGATTTTCTTATCTCATTTCCATAGCCTTTTAATACAGCAATTCCATGTGCCACACTTTCTTTTGTATCATAGCTTCCTGTGTATGCTGATCCTGCCAACCCACTGCCAATAATTTCACCGGATTTGTAATCCATGTAAGCTTCCTGAATCATATCCAGTACTTTCATGGCTTTTGCTTTGGTGGAATATTCAGCGATAATGCAACAACAGCCTTGACTTCCGACATGTATTGATGCCGCTCCATTAATGTCTCGAATTGCAATACTGAAAGCATTATCAATATTTACTATTATTGTTTTATCCTGACTTCTGATTAACATTTTGTGTCCTCCTCGTCTCTATAATTCATAACAACGGTAATTATCTTCACCAGAACTTTTTGAATCTGGTCGTAAATGTGATGATCATCAGTTCCGAAATGAGAGTTCAGCTTTGCATCTTCCTTGCCTTTTATGTAGCAATCTTCCATAAAATCAATGTTGTATATATCGTCTTCCTTGATGATTTCACCGTTGTTTTTCCACTCAGCAATCATTGCTTCTTCAACCAACGAATTTACAGTATCATCTGAATCCTTATTACCGTTTAAATATTCTACGCAACGGTCAATGAATCCCAACTTGTCAACGTACATATACGCTTTTGCTGTTCCAGATGTATACTCTATGAACGCCTGCTCGATCTGTTCTTTGAAGTCCTCTGGCAAATTAAAAATATCTACTTCCAATCCTCTTGGAAGATTTATTGTGTATTTTCTCATTTCGCCACCTCTCTCAAATATTCAATAATCTGTGTCTTGCTCTTCTTACAGTCTGCGAATCTGTCCCAGCCATCTTCCAGAAGATAATATTCTGTGGTGACATAATATCCTCCACGTTCTTCTTTCTTCCACCAGTCATTGCCTTTTGCATGCTCGGTTTCTTTAACAACGATTATTGAGCCATCAGGAAGCGGATATGAATAATACTTTTCGCTTACTTGCGACACAGCAAGCCATAAATTCCATCCGGTATAATCCTCCAGGAACTCTTTACGTTTCTGGTTGTTGGTTAAATCTTTTAATTGCATTCTGCGTCCTCCTGCTTCTTAAAATCCATCTTCAAATCATAAACAAACTGGCAAAGTTTCTCTGCAATCTCATCCGCATTCTCTACATTTGCAAGCTGTCTAACATACTGCTTACCGCAGATAACACAAGTCAACTTTCTGATTGTTTCCCAGACCTGCCATGAAATAATGGTGGAATCAAAAGCATCTGCCATCAGAGAATATCTTCCATTTCCATTCTCGTCTCTGAACCACTTTTCTCTCGGCGCTTTTAGTGTGGTTCCGACATCTTCTCTGGTAAGACACCCTTTGTATTTCTCATCCATGCGCTTTTCCAGTTCATCCAGAAGTTCTTTCTTTTCCTGCTCTGTCATTGCGTCCTCCTAATATCTGTCAAATTCAATATTGTTGTCTGAATAGAATATGTATGAATCCTCTCTGATTTTCTTAACTTCACGCATGATAATTTCTTTTGCTTTACTGACAGCTTCCTCAAAATCCTCTGTTCTGAGATCGTAGTTGTAAATACCCAATGTACTACAGTTGAGAAACAGCGTATCTCCACAGCCGACGTATTTGTGAATAACGATTCTTAAAGAATTGTATTTCAAGGCAAAAATACTTCCAGTTTTAGGTTCTTCGTCATACTTGGCGTTACTTTTAAATTTCATTTTTCATCCTCACTTTCCCCATGTAAGCAACTGACATGCTATTGTGCAGTCCTCCATGATTTTATACTCCCATCTTCTTAACCAGATTCTTATTCATCTCGTCAAATCTTACATCTGTGTTCTCTTCAATGTCTTGTATCATGCTCAGAACGCTCATTTCGCCCTTATTTGCCATTCCAACGTACTCATTGGCAGTTTGTACGACTGTGAGTAAACGCTTCGTAGAAAAGCCATATAATCGTCTCAGAGCCATCATGGTAGTGACAGTGTTGATCGTGTTGCTCCAATCTTCACCAACAGTGAATCCATCCTCGTAGGCTTGCTGCTCTACGTCTTTTATCTGTCTATAACAGTTCTGCATAGCTCGACCGAATGCCTGTGCTGCCTGGTTAGAAGTCTGAACAGGAAATCTGGTCTTTTTCTTGACTTTTAATTTGCTACTCATTTTTCCTTCACCTTTCTGAACTTGTATCCTGTCACTCGGTACGCTCGTGGCGTGCCGGGGTTGTCTGTCGCAAGTAAGCCACTTTCCAGCAATTCACCGAAATGGTTCTGTACGGTATGGCTAGATATACTCAGCCCTGCTGCGATTTCTGGAATACTTGGCGGATAATCATGTTCTTTCAAGCATCTTATGATGTACAGATATATGTCTTTCATTGTCTGGATACCCTCATAGTACTTTCTTGCTGTGTTATATGGCATTTCTATCACTCCTGTCATGCTTTTATATTTCTTCCCATTTGAAGCGGCCCTTACCTGAATTACGCCACTGTCCGATGCCTCTCAGTTCTCCATAGTCAAGCCATTCTCTGACTGCTGCTTCATGGCTATCGCATAAGCACTTGATTGTGAACTCAATCCAACTTCCGGCAGGTATTGTCTCACTATTTGCCAGTGCAATTCTTTCACCCTGCGGTGTTTGTCCTCTCAGTGGCCTCTGGCAAGTTCCTATTTCACCTTCAAAATGAATTGGAATTTTGCGTTCTTCAACGAAAATTAGACCGTCAATTTCTTTTTTGTAAGCCTTAATTTTTGAAGATTTTGAACCAGTTACCTTTCTCATCATTCCACAAGCATCTTTGAAAAAGCCCTTAATCTGGTAATCCCAGTAAATCGGTACACCGTTATCTCTCGGGAATACGGTCATGGATTTCTCAATCACTTCTTCAATTCCGATTGCTTCAATCTCTTCTTTTCTTGTTGGTGCGTCTGGTGCATTCGAAGCAATAAATGTTTCGTGGATTTCCGGGTCTGCGCTTGCTGTTCCTAAAATTTCTTCCAAAAATGTCAATCTTACTTTTAATTCTTTCATTCTGCTATTCTCCTTGTAATTTTTATAGTTTTTTTACATTGCCGTGCTACTCTCTGCCTTAGCTCATTCCACCACGGTTATTCCCTGCCCAGCGCATCGCCGCCGTTCCTCTGCGGTCCCTTAACTTCTCATTCCGTAGCACATCGTTGCTGTTCCCCGCCATTTCGTAGCTATTCTTATCTAATCATTACATTTCTACGCCGTAGCTTTTCCGTTCAGCGCCTTTGCCCCGCTTTTCCCATCTTTTCGCTGCCCAGCTATGCCGTAGCTATGCATATCGTTTCAGAACCTTTCGTAGCAACTCCTTTGCATTTCCTCACAAGGCTGTGCCTTTGCATTTCAATTCACTTCGTTGATGCGCTTCTCCATAGCACATTCAATGCCACTCCACTCCTTGCACTTCCATTGCTGTGCTTATACGACATTCTTTTCCATGTTTCTTATATTTTGCATTTCCCTGTTGACACATCCTCAGCCCATTTGTAAAAGGCCAAAGACAGATACCTTGCCAAACTGTCTGGATAGATTTCATATAAATCCTCGATTTTTTTATGTAATGCATCAAAATATTCATCATCGTTTTTCACATTGTAAAATTCTTTTATTGCGTTCCAAAACTCTGGCATGAACTTGTGCATGACCGGAATATCTTTAGCTTCTACTTTCATTATTCACCTTCTTTATGAGTAACCGATAGTAACCGAAACGTAACCGTTCAAAAATCCGCAAACCATTGATTTTACTGCATGGTAACCGAGTAACCGAGTAACCCTGACTTTCTCATATAGGGAAACTTTTATACTCAATATGTGCATATAAATACTCAAATATATATATGCAGAATCAAAGGTTACCTAGGTTACCCGGTTACCTTTTGAACGAATTGTTTGTTAATCAAACACAATATCGTCTGTAATCTCAAAATCATCATTGCAATTCACGAATCCTTTCGGAATTTCATCTACAATTTTCAAAAACACACATTTGGTGACAATTCCGTCCAGTTTCTTTGCTTTGGTCGGATAACCTCTGCTGTCGGTTTCCACAAGTCCCTTCTTAACAGCCCATGACAAAAATGCTTTTCTGGAGAATCTTCCGATTTTGCATAAATCATCAAACGCTGCGCTATAGATTATTGCAGTTGATGTTTTCTCTACCGGATCATTGTCGATAATTCCCCACCTTTCTGTTTTTATATCTGGGTTATCATCGAATTTAATTCCGTTCATGGCAATCTTATCAAGCACGAACCAGTAAGCACGTTCGTTTTCAGATACCATTTCTTTCTCTGTCAGAAGATTCTTAGCCGTCTCAATGTCAATGTACTGACCATCATGGAACAGCTGATCTGTTGCGATTTTATCTGCTGCCAGAATGATACTCATAGATATACTTTGTTTTTGCATCTTGTCATCGTCCTGTATAAGCTCCTGATAGTGCTTTTGCAGGGCTTTTATATCATCAATGGACATTTCCTTGACTGCGTTCACAAAGTCGATTCCTGCATATCCGTAGTTCTTTTTAAGGGTATCTGCGGTAAGCTGTGGATCATCAAATATCTTTTCAGAACACTCGACCTCAATAATTCGGTTGATAGCTCCACCTTGGCTGACATATCCTGCAAGCGGACGTTCACCATTGGTCAGAATGCAGTTCTGCCAGCGATTCTCCCGGTTCACTCCCAACTCCTTATTAGAGCGGCTCTTTCCTTTGCCGGAACACAAGTCATACACAATGCCCTCGAAGTTATCTCTAATCTTGGCAGATACCTTGGAAGTATCATCCAGAATTAGTGGAAGATTGTTAAGCATATCAGACTTTGCTTCCAGAGCCACATCTGTTGTCTTGAAATCTCCTATGTACCTAGATTCACCCGGATTCGCCCAGACGGAAGCTCCCAACATAAGCGTCACAGTCTTGCCGCCTTCAGTTTCTCCCCAGAGGTCTACAAAGAACGGAAGTGCGCCAACAAGCTTAATCAGAATACTGGCAAAACTTGCAGCCAACATGATTTTCGGCTCTATTCTTCCAGTAGCACGAACCTTTTTTACATGTTCATACCATTCTGTTCTGCTGCCGCCTACACTGATACTTTCATACAGTTGTCGGAACCGCATATCTCCATCGAATACAATGTCTTTGTCATAAGGAAGAAAATAATCCCTGATCCACCCGATTTTGCTGGATGAATACTGAATGTTGATATAATCGTCATTTGCATTCTCGACATCTGACAGATACCGCACAAGAAACTTCGCATTCTCAGATGTTACTGAAATTCCAAGCGCAGACAAGCCAACGATTTTAGTAGATGATGCAACCATGGTTTTCGGTACAATAACCTCGGACCATTTATTATTTCTCTTATAGATTAGCTTTATCTGTTCTTCTCCAGTCTCCAGATTCTTCATTCGCTCTATTGGAAGTATAGGGTGATAACAAGCTATGATATCCGGCGATCCTGGATTAGTATTCGATATTCTGATTCCATCATCATCCGCCACCCAGTTAAGACACTTCATTCTGTCATATTCACAATCAGAGAAATTAGTCCACTGGTTCAGCATAGACAACGTCCTATTGTTTTTCTCTTTCTCGATCATTTGCTTCTGTACTTTCGTGTAAGCCTTAAGCAAATCCTCAAATTTTTTCTTTACGCCAAGCTCCTTGGCTCTGTCCAGAAGAGTCAATGTCAAACGTGCCTTGTAAATCTCATCTTCCTGCTTGAATATCTCGTCAAACACTTCTTCATCCAGAATAGAGTCCTTCGTGAGCTTGCTTATCATTTCCACTTTTAATCACCTTCTTCCAGTCCTGTTATGAATCCATGGTGATATAGTGCAAGTTGCAACCTGTTCCATGCTTCACACCATCCGTCAGACAATGGTTTCACTCTGTCGAGGATAGCCCGGTAGAAATCTATATCAGACATGCATTCTTGCAACTCGGTCTTTTTCTTCTGTTCTTCCTTCTGCTGCATTTCCATCTGTTTTTGATGGTGATATATTGCCATTCTGGAAGAAAAATCTGGTTTCTGGTAAGTTCCGCCAAGAATCTGAAAAGCTGTCTTAAAATCGCAATTATCCATATTCTGAACGAAAGTAAAAATATCTCCTGACGCGCCACATCCGAAGCAATAGTAGCTGTCTTTGTAAATTTTCAATGAAGCAGTACGGTCACTGGGATGAAATGGGCAACTGATAAAGCCAGCTCTGTTCGGAATCATTCCGTATCTGGAAAGAACATCTCTCATGCTGTTCTGCTGTTTAATTGTTTCTTTGTCCATCCGACAGAATCTCCATTATTCGTTTTCCAGTATTTTTCTTGTCACAAAATAGGAACTCAACTCCATATTTTCTCTGCATTGTGCATAGAATTTTGTACAGCGTATCGCCGTGCATAACTTTCTGTTCTTGCTCAATCCA